AGAAGTCTGAGTGGCAGTCGCTGGTCAACACGTTCCTCGATAACTACGAGTACCTCGTGGCCGAGGCCAAGCGGTGGCTGGGTGATCTCTATGACGAGAAGGACTACCCCTCCAAGGAGAGCATCACCAACAAGTTCAACATGGACATGGGTATTTTCCCGGTGCCGAGCAATGACTTCCGTGTGGCCCTGTCCAGTGATGAGCTTACCCGTATCCAAGAGGACCTCGAAAGCCGCATGGCAACCATCCAGCAGGAAGCGATGAGCGACTGTTGGCACCGGCTGTACAAGCATGTGGAACACATCACCGAGAAGCTGTCCGACCCCAAGAATATCTTCCGTGACAGCATGATCGAGAACGCAAGGGAGACCTGTGACCTACTGACACGTCTGAATATCGCCGAAGACCCCAACCTCGAAGCCATGCGGCAGCAGGTGGAGCGCAAGTTGCTGGACCACCACCCTGATACCCTGCGTAACGACCTCGATGTCCGTCAGGACACGGCAGAGGAAGCACGCAAGATCATGGACGCAATGTCCGTATTCATGCAGCCGGGTTGACATTATTCCCATCATAACATAGCGTCAACGTAGGAGGTAGCTATGCTGACGCAAGAATATATTCAGTCGATACTGAGGTATGAAGACGGCCATCTATGGTGGCTCAAGAAGACACGGAACCGGCAGGTTGACCGGCCTGCCGGTACTATAAACGGTAATGGGTACAGGCAAATCTATATAGATAACAGGATATACCCTGAACACCGCATAGTATTTCTATACCATCACGGGTGGTTACCTAAATATATAGATCACATAAACGGTATCCGCACTGACAACCGCATAGAAAATCTGCGCCCATGTACCCAACAACAGAACTGTTTTAACACCAAAGGGTATACGTCTAGCGGTGTTAAAGGAGTTACATGGAATAAGAAAGACAAGCGATGGCAGGCACAACTGTCTATCAATGGTCGTAATACATACCTCGGTTCATATAAAACTATAGAGGAGGCTGCTGCGGTTGTTAGTCTGACAAGACAGAAACACCACGGTGACTTCGCTAAAGATTAAGGAGCAAACTAATGCAGGTAGCAATCAAGAAGCGTGCTTATGAGGGCGACAGTGTCGCCCTCACTCGCCGTCTGGCCAAGGCCAAGACCAGCCTGATCCTAGAGCATCCCTTCGTCGGGACCATCGCTCTCAACATGCCGTTCATACTGGACGAGTCTGTCCCCACTGCGGCAACCAACGGTAAGTATGTCAAGTTCAACCCCAACTTCATCGATCCGCTGTGTGATGAGCAACTCAAGTTCCTCGTTGCCCACGAGTGCTTCCACCCCATGTTCGAGCATAACTATCGGCGCGGTGAGCGCACTCCGGGCAGGTGGAACCGGGCATGTGACTATGTGATCAATCACCACCTGACGCAGGAAGGTATCGGCAAGTTCATCCCCGGTGGCTGTCTCGATCCCAACCTGTACAACGCAGGCGGTGGCACCAGTGATGGTATCTACAACCTGCTGCCTGATGACGACGATGACAACGGCGGTGGCGGCGAGGCTTACGATGAGTGCGAGGACGGTGGGGGTAGCCCTGCCGAGCAGGCTCAAGCTGCTGCCGAGATGAAAGTGCAGGTTGCTCAGGCAGCACAGGCTGCCAAGATGATGGGCAAACTGTCGGCAAACATGCAGCGACTTGTCGATGCGGTGCTGCAACCCAAGGTCAACTGGGCTGATGTGCTCTGGCGGTTCATGCAGAAGTGCAAGAACGATACCCGGACCTATGCCCGACCGAGCCGCATCTTTGCAGCGCAGGGTCTATACTTGCCGAGCGTTACCGGTGAGTCGATGGGTGAGTTTGCATTCTGTGTTGACTGCTCTGGCTCTATCACTCCGCAGCAGATCAATCAGGCGGCAGCCGAGGTGACCAAGGTGTTCGAACACTTCCGTCCTGCCAAGCTGCATGTGATCTACTTCGACAGCGAGGTGTCCCATGCGGATGTCTATGAACCCGGTGATGCGCTGGATATCAAGCCGCATGGTGGCGGCGGCACGGCCTTCAGCCCGGTGTTCCAGTACATGACTGACAACAACATCGAGCCGGTAGCCTGTGTGTTCCTGACCGATCTGTACTGCTCCGACTTCGGTCCGGAGCCTGACTATCCCGTGCTCTGGGTCAGCGATGGTGCTGACAAGGCACCGTTCGGCGAGGTGGTGAAGTGGTAAGCGAGGTGAGTGTAGTGTTTGATGACGATGAACCCGAGGGCCTTGGTGCCCTCACCATCCTGCTTGGGCAGGCGTGTTCTGGCTATGAAATGGGTACAGTGGTGACGGCATTGCTGTACCTGCTGGCCGACTGCGCTGCCCAGAGTAACGTACCCAAGCATGAGTTCTTAGCGCAGGCATATGAGAGCCTGTCCAACCTGTATGATGATATGGAGAACAGCAATGGCAACCGTTCGCATAACTAAGGAACTGACTGAGCAGATCACCGCTAACGCCCGTGCCAAGTTCACTGACAGGATCAAGGCGGCGGAGGCTACCGCCCCGCTAGGTTGGGGTGACTACATCTACGAGAAGCTGTTCGGCAAATACGTCCCGCTCATGGAGCAACTTCCTGAAGAGTTCTTTGACGCGGCAGACAAGATCGCTGTGCAGCGGGTCGGTGGGCAGGTAGTAAACCTGCACTTAACTCTGTCCTCACGCAAGCGGTGGCCCAGGCGTCTGCCTGCTGATGCCCCGGCAGAAGTGAACTACTATGGTGGTGCACTCACCCTGAAAGATGATCTCGCGTGGGGAGAACTCTACGCAGAAGTCGTAGCATGGAAGGAGAAGTGCGCTGTAGTCCGCAAGCAGGCCGGGGAGTTCACTGAAGGTGTGACCAAGGTGTTGGGTGCCTACTCAACGCTGTCGCCTGCCCTGAAGGCGTGGCCTCCGCTGTGGGAACTGGTCCCTGAGTACGCCAAGAACAAGCACAAGGAGATCGTTGAGCGCAAGAAGGCTGATCGGGAAGCACCCGAGATCGACACCGCCAAGCTGACCGCAGTGCTGGCAGCAAGCAAGATGGGAGGACTGTGACATGACCAAGAAAGAGATGATCATCCGCACGATGTGCGACTTCCCTAACCTCAACAAGTGGCAGATCGCGGATCGCGTGGGGTGTCACCCGACCTACGTCAATCAGGTCGAAAACCAGTGGCTAAAGGACACCACCAAGGACGAGAGACAGACAGAGATGTTTGAGGAGAATACGAGCGCCATCGACGCAATACTGACTGAGCGTGGTTCTAGGTATGGTCCGTTCATTACCCACGCAGAGATCACGCAGCGGTACAAGCGGCTGACCCACAAGTTCCTGCACAACTCAGGCAAGGAGCTTGACCACGACCAGCAGGAAGCGCTCGACATGATCTTCCACAAGATCGGGCGCATTGTGAACGGTGACCCTGACTACATCGACTCATGGGATGACATCGCTGGCTATGCCAAGCTCGTGGCTGACAGACTCAGGGGGGACGTGAAGTGACAGACGAACAGAAAGATATCCTCACGAGGGCAGCGGCTGCTCTCGCTGAACAGAACCGGCTACGCGATGCTGTCCGCAGGAACGATACGGAACTGCGTGCGCTGTGCCGAGCCTATGATAAACACTTCGGGTTGTGGGGCTGTGCGCCCCACCACCTTCGCATCGCTGCCGAGAACCACGGCCTGCTTGACAAGGCTGTATAGTTCGGTAGTCTCCCCGCAGAAATAAACGGAGTAGCCCGGTGGATATCTATACCATTGATTTCGAAACATTTTATGACCGAGAGTTCAGCCTCTCGAAGATAACCACCGAGCGCTACGTCCGTGATCCCCGGTTCGAGGCGATCCTGTTGGGCATCAAGAAGAACAACGGCCCTGTAAAGTGGATACCCAAGCCACTGATCGAGCCGTTCCTCAAGGCCATCGACTTCTCCAAGTCGGCCATCCTCTGTCACAACACTGCCTTCGACGGGGCTATTCTGTCATGGCGCTACGGTGTGAAGCCCAAGCTATGGCTCGATACCCTGTCAATGGCGCGGCCCCTGCACAACGTCACTGTAGGAGGCAGCCTCAAGGCGCTGGCCCAGTACTACAAGCTGGGTGCCAAGGGTGACGAGGTGATCAACGCACTGGGTAAACGCTACGCTGATTTCTCCAAGCAGGAACTGGAGCGGTATGCCGAGTATTGCGTCAATGACGTGGAGTTGACGTACCAGTTGTGGCTCAGGCTGAAGAAGGAACTGCCACCTTCCGAGTTGCTGGTGATCGACCAGACCCTGCGGATGTACACCCAGCCGATGATCGAACTGGACGTGCCCCTGTTGGAGAAGCACCTCGGTGAGGTGCGCCAGCGCAAGGACGACGTACTCAAGGAACTGGCTGACATCGTAGGTATGGGGGAACAGTTCGACCCGGCGGCACTGAAGACGCTGCTGATGAGTAACCCTCAGTTCGCCAAGCTGCTTAATCTGCTGGGTGTGACAGCACCGACCAAGATCAGTGCCCGCACTGGCAAGGAGACCTTCGCCTTCAGTAAGACAGATCAGGCTTTCCTCGCCCTGCTTGAGCACCACGACGAGCGTGTCCGGGCAGCGGCTGAGGCGCGGCTTGGTACCAAGTCCACACTTGAAGAGACCCGCACTGATGCGTTCATTGGTATCGCTGGCCGTGGTCCCCTGCCGATCATGCTCAACTACTATGGGGCACACACCGGCAGGTTCTCAGGTGGCGACAAGGTGAACCTCCAGAACCTGCCCAGCCGGGGCAATACTACTATCCGTCAGGCCCTGAGGGCACCGGAGGGGTACGAGATCATCGCATGTGACTCCAGCCAGATCGAAGCGCGCACTGTAGCATGGCTGGCAGGACAGGACGATCTGGTACAAGCATTCCGTGAGGGACGCGATGTCTACTCCGAGTTTGCCAGTGAGGTCTACGGTCGCACTATAACCAAGGCGGACTACACTGAAAGATTTGTGGGTAAGACCTGCATCCTTGGCCTCGGCTACGGTATGGGGGCCGACAAGTTCCGCAAGACTCTGGCCCTTGCGAAAATCCACATCGACGAGAACGAAGCCGAGCGCATCGTCCGTCTCTACCGCCAGAAGTACTGGAAGATCGTCCAGCTATGGCAGACCTGCAACCAAATACTCAAGGACATGGTTGGTAATCGCACTGGCTCTCTCAAAGAAGTCGTTGTGTATGACAAGGAAGGTATCCGGTTACCGAACCACCTGCGTATCACCTACCCCGCACTGCGTCAGACCAAGGATGGGTTCCAGTACATCAATGATGCACGGACATATCGCAAGGCGCTGAAGGACCGGGTTGCCGGTGGCTCCCTCGATGACCTGCCATGGACCAAGATTTATGGCGGCAAGGTCACTGAGAACATCGTGCAGGCTCTGGCTGGTATCATCGTGCGTTGGCAGATGACCTTGATCGGACAGGCCGGACACTTCGTGGCCTTCCAAGTTCATGACGAGAACGTCTGCGTAGTGCCTACGGCCAGTGCTGAGGCTGCCGAGGCTGAGATCATTCGCATCATGTCCACGCCACCAGCATGGGCACCCGACCTTCCTGTAGCCTGCGAGTCGGGGCGGGCAGATAACTATGGAGAGTGCTGATGGTATGCG